TCACCAGCTAGACGGTTAGCCTGTTCCAAAGCACCCGCTAGGAATGGATTAACGCCTCGTCCTTGAATCGTAGCTAGTTGCTCTGCCTGTGCTGCACCTACCAATGGAGAGCCAGCCTGAGCGCGTTGTGCAGCCTGTTGGATAGCAGCCTGAGAGAAGGCCGATTGTTCTGGAGCAAGCGTAGCAGGAGCCTCTGGCATACCCTGATACAGTCGTTTAGCCTCGCCTAAACTGTACGTTATATACGGTTTAAACTCTGGTGCTATTTCCGTTTTAGTCTCTTGAGTTCCGCCACCACCACCCATATCACACCTCACATATCCATTTACGAGGCCTGAATCCGTAAGCCTTAGCCCTACGATTCCACCCCGGTCTATGACTAGCAAATGTTAAATATTTGACATTAGCATCTCTAGCCATATTTTTGATAAATTGTAAACCTTTTTGCACTACTTGATAATCATTTTCTAACGTCCATGCAGCCCAAACGTGCAATTCCTCGCCCATTGGTTGCAAGATAAAGAAGCCATAAAAATGGTTATTCTCTAGTACCACCCACAGCATTGCCTTTTGGTTCCAGCAATCTGTATATACATCTTCAGTGATCCAGTTCTCAGGACTTCTGCCCTTAATCTTCTCAAGACCCGGCTTAATGCTAGGCCACCATTTGCGGAGATCATCCACAGAGATATATTTAAATTCTGTCATCCAACAATTATATAGCCGTATTTCTTATCCGCAGTATTATTAGCCCAATGAGTTACCGTAGCCTGACCTTGTTGCTGCGTTGAAACATATAGATTCGTTGTAGCAGCAGGAGCTACATAAGATACCGTTGCAATAGCACTAGGAATTGCTGGTCTCGTTGGAGTCGTACTGGTTCCATAAGCCTCTAAAGAAACACCAATATCGCTAGGTCTCCACATAATCTGGGCATAGTCTCCAGCGTTCATCTCAATAAAATAGTTCATTGCCACAATGACATGAGATGGATCGCCAGAACTTTTCCTAGCTTGCATACCAAAACGACTATTGGATTTAGCTACATCAGAGCCATTTTTCCTAAACCAAATATCTACGTCTTGAGTATCGTTAGTTGTATTCTTAAATTGAAATGAAAACTGAATATTGTAAATTCCGTAATTTCTTACATTCAGCCTAGAACTATTAGATAGATATATTCCGTTTTCGTAATCTGTTGTATCAAACGTAATTGCATAGGCTGTAGTCGTATTTGCAGCAGTTTGGTCTGTAGAGTCCTGAAACGCTCCATAAGGCGCTGAATCATTTTCTGCTGCTGTGGATAGCGGAACAAAGAAAATCAGGCTATCGTAGCCTATACGCTCATCGTAGAGGGTAGTTGTAGTGGCATTGCCAGTGGCTAAGGTAAGTTCGCCAGTATTATTGGTCTTACCGTCCATAATTCCACGGACAACCTCAGCAACAGATCGCTGATCGCCTCCAAATGGCGGTAATGTGCGAAATTGCCTCATCGAGTACCCTGCTTAACTAGATCGACTTCAACTCCTACGGCTGTTTTCCAGTTTGAACCAGTTGGAGTCAGATTTAGACGATGATATTTGCCATTACTCCGCAAACTCACACGGTTTTCGCTATCAGCAGCCGTACTTGTACCAAATTCCACCTGATCTGAGAGATTATTGCGGCTTGCAATGGCTACAGAACCACTACCTTTGTCCACAATCGGCTTTGCCAGAGTAACAATTGACTGTCCTACGCTAATATCACCAGTGGCAATGCTCGCAGTCTTAGGCTGACCAGAGAAAGCAATAATCTTTTGACCAGAAACACCAGCAAATAGAAGCTGACCACCTGCAAATACACGAGAATCTAGCGAAATATCCAGCGCATCAATGCTCGTATTGTAATTATCCACCTGCTCTAACGTAGCTGAAGGCGTTAATACATAGGCAATAGATGTAGCAGTAGTTTCAGCATAAGACCATCTATTCAAATCAATGGAATAAATCAGCAAATACTTGCTACCAAACGTATTATTAAACTTCCATATTATCAATTTGTTAACTGGATCAACTGTAGCACTCATCCCTGAATATATTTCGTTAGGAATGGCATTTTCAAAGAACCAGCGGTTTACCTTCTCAGTACCGATATTCTTGGCAGATTGCCCATCACAGGAGTAAAAACCATCGTCAGCAAGGAAATAAGTCAAATTGCCATACTGAGTTATGGAGCCGTTAGAAATACAGCCTAGAGACCTAGAAATAGCGTCAAATTGGAAGAAAAACGGAGAGCCTGTGTAGCTCATTCGGTAGATAGCTCGTTCCAAGAAGATCAGACCATACTCACCACCAGCTAGACCAGTAATATCTCCACCATCAGGGAGTATCTGGCTATCTGACTGAGAAGCAGCACTAGGAGTCCAGTCTGTCTCATCGTTAATATCAGACCAATAAACCTTACTTGTGTCAGTACCGTCATTAGCCGCAACCACAAAGTCACGGACTACGGTTACATATTTAGCCGTAGGAGCAGCAGCAGCAAGATCAGCAAAGCTAGTTGATGAATTCAGCGTCCATGCCTGTAACTTATCCTGACCATTAGCCAGAATCATCTTTGCGCCAAACTGAGTTACATCCCAACCTTCTACAGCCGTATACCCAGTAGTCGTAGCAGCATCCAAACTAGCATCACTGCTGTCAAACTTGTAAATCTGTGTTGCACTAGCTGCAAATAACGTACTTGCCCCGCCAAACTTACCAGCAAATGTTACCAATAATGTAGCACCAGCAGCATCGGAGTAATCTGCTTCACTCTTAATAGGAGCATATCCGTTAGCAACTGGATAACAGTTCTTAGCGTCTGTTACCGCGCCTGTTACGCCGGGTTGATCTGGGAGCCATTCGCCAAAGTTAATCGTTTGCATTACTGCCTCAACCAAGTATTTGAAGACTCTGACGCTTGCTGCCAAATATTAGCAGTCGGAGAAGTATCAGTCCACGTTGACGAAGTAATAGAAGAATCTGACCATTCCTCGCCAATAATTTGACCATTTGCAATAACATCAGCATTTGCTGTAACTAAAGCATTAAAACTGTAAGTTGCACTACCGTAAGCTGAAACCTCAGAAAATGCACTAACACTAGCAGACCCGCCAGCCGTAATGTTACCAATTCCTGAAACTATTGTATTTCCAGTAATATCACCTGAAGCAACTCTAACTCTAACAACTTGACCCTCAACAGAAGCATTAGCGGATATATCACCTGCAAATAACCTTGTCCTGTATCCAATAGCAGAAATTGCAGCGGCTGCAGATACATCACCAGCAAATAATCGCACCCTTAAAGCAGAACCAGTTACGGTTGCGTCAGCCGTAACATCAGCAGAAGCATCAACATAATTACCAAAACTCCACCCAGTATTATTTCCTGAGTTTATATTTCCATTAGGTGCTAATGCTTGCCAAGTAGCGCCACCTGTTGCAGCACTATCCTTAATATCAAGATACGAAACGGACACAGTGCCGGAAGACTTGGACAGTGTGAATCTTGTACCAGACGTAGAACTGCGAAGCGATATTAAGTTACCGGATGTGCCAGACAGACTGAAGTTATTAAACGTGTTTGTCGTACTGGCAGGGAACGTAATCTGGCTTGCGGTAGCGTTCGTATTAGCAATGTCGTTAAACGTATTTGCGCCAGTAATTGTCAGCGTTCCAGCACCACCTTGGTTCAGTGTGCAGTTGTAGGTAGACCCCCCGCCCACAAACGTCTTAGCAGTTGCAGCAGTCATAGAGATCGTGCCTGTGCCAGTACCTGCTGTGGTAGTGAAATTAGTTGGTTGAGCGTTGTTAAATGCGGTCGTAGATGCGTTTGGACAAACTAAAGTCCCACCGTTAAACGTAAGATTTTTAGTTCCTGTGGCAGTTGTAAATGCTGTTCCTACTGTGCAAGTTTTTCCATTCAGGTTTAATGTTCCGTTAGTTAATGTCATGGTTCGTGTAGAACCCATTGTAAAAGCATCTTCAAGCCTGAATGTTCCACCTACACCGTTAAACGTAACAGGGAAATCTAAAGTTTTACCGTTAGTTGTTATTAACTGCGTTCCACTGGTAGCGCCGAATGTAATTGCGCTAGATGATGCAGTTAATGACATACCCGTAGAAAGCGTTAAGTTGCCGTATATGGTTGCAGTTGATGTTGCCTGCCACGTTCCAGCGTATCCAGTAAAGTCTACGTTTTTTACTGTATGAGAAGAAACAGCTAAAAAAGTTAATGCGTAAGTTCCACCAGTAAAATTAAAACTTATAGAGTCTGATTCTGACAAGGTTCCGGGAGCAACAGATATAGAAGTTGACCCTGATGATGTTACATTGACTACTTGAGTACCAGTTGTAGTTAAATTAGTTGATACTGAAGTTGTCCAAACAGTACCAGTACCAGAACAAGATATATTTCCAGTACCAAATGCAATAGTTCTTGTGTTGCTATTAGTTGAAGAAAATAATCCTGTTGTCAATGTCAGATTGTTCAGGTCTAACGTACCCTGCGTTAAAGTAGTGGTAAGCGTTGATCCTAACGTAAGATTATTTGTAAGAAGCTGAATACCACCGCCGGGAGCGTTTATTGTTACTGGCTGCGTAAATGTTTTACCACCAGAGTTGAGTGTCTTTGTGGAGCGATTAGAGAATGTGTATGTTCCAGTACCAGTAGGTGTTACGCCTGATCCGTAAGTAAAGTCGCCGTAGAAAGTTGGCGTATTTGTACTTGACGCTAACGTCATTGCATTAGTACGTGTTGATGCGTCTAACGTACCGATATTCCAGTTA